CATTTACTGTGGAAGCTGTTATATCCCCGACTATATCTACGTTAGTAGTTCCAGTAGCTATAGTCATAACAGCGGCATCAGCGTCGTTTTTGACCGTGATATCTGAGGTCGATCCCTGACCCGTGATAATAAGACCTTCCGCGCTTGTATATCCTATGGCTGCGGCATCGCTTGCTGCCGTATCACCGCCTACCACGATTTTACTGGTTGTAGATATAGACGCTGTTGAAAGTTTTAATGTCGAGTCTGTGCCTTCGCCATCAGACACAAACCGCAAAGTACCATCTATGCCTGCATTACTATTCGAGACTTGCAGTAAGTCCTTGTATGTATTCTTTGGCTTTTTACCAGTTAAAGCTGCCATCTAAAATATTCCTTGTCCGGGTTCTAGTTGATACGTCAATGAATGCCACTCAAGATCATCCGATGTTGTTACACGAAATCTGGCTCCTATTGCATACCCTACTCCTGTCGCAGCCAGCCATTTCGCTACAACGCTTTTTATGGCATCGTCCCAATCCGTATCCCAATCTTCCCAATCATCTGTTATTAATTGCCAAATATCTCCACCCTCCAACAAACTGACATCTGCTGCTGGAATACCTCGTCTTTGAAAATCAAACTGAGGCGCTATGGATACAGTGATATCACCATCACTCGCTAAAACGGGGCGTAATGCAGCACCTCGTTTTAACACTCCCCTAGCATCAAAATAATTATATGCCGTTTCTGCATCCCCACTTATATCCGTTGAGATGTCGGCATTCCCATCATCGAACTTCATAACCTTTCCGTCTGTCGTGCCAAAGTACAGTCCGTCGTTAAATCTGCCCCACGACCTTGCGTTGACATCCTTCCATCGCGCCCAGCTTAATGTATCGGCATTCATAACATACTGATCGAAATCCACCGTGCTATTAGGAAGATTAAGCAACAACAATCTACCTTGTGAGTATGTCGGATGGTATTCCATTTGCCATCCGGGGTCAGAGAGGCTGTTTTTCTCAATCAATGCAGGGTTTATTTTATCACTAATAACTCCCTTATCTTCCAACTGCCCGGCTGAAGATACCGCTGCCATTGAAATAATGCCGCCCTTGGTAGCGATAACAAGATCACCGCCGACCTTGGCTATAGCTCTAATGTCTAATGGTTCAGGGATACGATAGACACCTACGAGGTTCCAGTTGGATGCAGGATTGTCGCCTTCGTAAACAATTGTATCTCCTGACGACATGACAAACACGGCTAGGTCATTGCCTATACCGCCTCCAACCCAATCCTCTGAGCCTCCTGCAACATTCCACGATCCCGCACATATCAGGTTGCCGCCAAATGCACCAACTCTGGACAATGGAAACTTGGTTAACGTCCCGCCTAATGTATTGACTGCGGAATACCAGAAGTCCTGACTGTTATTCTCCCAGAAAAACGTATGGGACTGATGAACCATAATCCCACGGAGGTTCGTAACCGTTAGCCCTGTCCCGCTCACTGTCATGTTTGCAAAGCTGGACCCGTCATAGACTAGAGGAGTGTCTGTTCCGTTTACCCAGCCCATTTGACCGTTAAAGTTCACAGTCTCCCATCTGTTTACAGATAGGCTGCTTTTCAAAGAGGAAATAGAGGATGTTGTCGCATCGTATATATTCCCGTTAGCTCCTGCTAACAGCTTGCGTGTCGTTCCCTTACTATATTCCGCAATCGTATCAACATTGCTGGACCCTAACCCTGTGGCGTGTTGTGTGTAGCCTTTCCGCAATACCACTCTGCCAGTGCCGGGGAACCAGTTATCCAAGGTGACGGCATCTTGCAGCGGCATTAAATCCAATGCATCCCGCCTATTCCAGCCTCCTATGGGCGCAGGTATAGTCTGGGCAACCATTAACTTCCGTATCCAGTGTCAGGTAAATTAACAGTAAACGTAGCAACCGTCGGGGCCATGTTAATATTAGCTCCGCCGCCTCTTTCACGCTCCCATATGTGTTTAATCCACTTGCGGGAGTCGTTCTTTTGATCTTCATGGGGAAACCCGAAAGCCCGCAAAGCCCTCCACCATCCCTCACGGAATATCAAATCTTCATCGAATAAAGGAACATCCGCGTCAGCAGCCCAGTCTGTCTGCCCTGTACCGCTTGAAGAGGCACACCATTGGTCACTTACATACTCAAGTGCGATTGTTGCAGCAGCGGGATTTTCCAGTTCTATCTTCAATACCCCGCTAGTCGGACGCAGTCGCCACCGTACAGCTAGTCCTACATCGGAAGTAATAGCCCCTTTGAAATACTGCCACTGTGCAGGGGTAAGAGGACCGACCAACTGTAAATTGTTAGTCCTGTCCCATAACGTATTCGGGACTATCCGAAGGAAGTCGCCGGGGACTTCATAAGCCGCAGTACCCGCTGAAGACGTAAACGTATTTTCTTTCGTTAAGACTGCCCAATCGTAATCGTCACGCAGGTACAAGCCAGCAGCACTAGTAACAGAACGCAGCCTTACGGCTGTCGCTTCCTCATTATTAATAATGGACGCGGGCTGGAAAACCCCTAGTTCATCCGCTATCGCTTGCGCTATCGTCAGTAGAGACATCTAGTTTTTTCTTCCTTGGTTTGCTTGTGGCAGACTTCTTGGCTAGGAAGTCAAGCTCCTGCCTGAGATCCTTGTTTTCTTCCCTCATTGCCTCTATTTCTTCGGTTAGCTTGTCAACCTTGTCCAGAGCTTCGTAAATAACTCCATCGTCTTTGCCTACATCAAGATGCGCCTGTGCCTGCTGCTTTAAGATTACAAGCCCCGTCATCTCCTGTGTGCCTCGGTCGTCCAGATTGGCAAGTTGCTCGATCGAGAATATATTTAATGCTTTTAATTCAGCTACTTGCGCCATATTTAACGCGGGCCACTCGCTAATAGGAGTGCCGTTTAACGGCTGTTCATTGCCTTTCTCAAACGCGGCCCACTGTTGAGGCCAGCGTGACTTGTGGTCGTCATCGACCTTTGCATCAATTACATTTTTGTTATCGCCGGGTGACATAATGGTAACAAACGGAATCTGATCGAATATCGGCCTGCCCTCTACCTTGGACTTCGCACTATTCTGTTTTGCTTCCCAACGAAACAACGGTCTACAGTTATCCGTTGGGTCTGTGGTCGTGAACTCAATACCTGTCTCTGCATCATACATCATACATTCCCTCTTCTTTGGAATTTCATCGCTTGTTTTAGCACTTTGCGACTGCGGGCAGTAAACACTGACATCGGATAGACATTTCTGTCACCAAACGCAGCCCGTCCTGCCTTGATTTCATACGAGGCAAAGGTTCTAACAAACCTCTCCCCATTTTGCATAAACGTGTCATACAAGTATCCTAACGTAACTATGTGAGCGCAGACAAGATCCTCAAAGTCCTCTGCCACCACGGTTGTACTGTCTCCCGATATATCCCTCCAGTGCAGTACAAGTCTTGGATACTTTTTTCCGTACAACGTAATGTGGTTCATAAAAGTGGGGCTGCGCTAGGTGCAGGCAAGAGGAGGGAAGAACCCGACGCAGCCCCGTCCACCCTAGAGTGGGAAGTCGCAGACAACTTCCTTATCGGAAATGTCGCCTGCTATAGCGCATACGTTATCCGTAACCGCTGCGGATACATCTAACGTACCGTCTGCGCCAGCACCAGTTGGTGTGAGAGGATCACCATCTGCGCCAGCAGTTAAAGCGAGATTAAGCGTTGCCGGACCCTTAATTTGAATCCAGCCATACTCACCATCGCCCGGAGCGGATTGTAAAACCCCCGCGCCGATTTCTACGGAATCAGATAGATCCGAAGTGACAGTGTGGTTTTTGTATCCGTCAAGCGTGTAGTAATACGCCACTTGATCGGCTACAGCAGCCACAGAGCCGCCACCCGTATCATATTTGATATACTTATAAACTTTGATGCCATCAGAGGTCACGTTAGCTCCGATAGTACCAAGAGCGAAATCAGGAATGCTTGCAGCAGTCGCTGACGCTGTTATGCCTAATACATACATATTCTATATATCCTTTAAGCTACTATCACGCCCTGACGGGCGGCGTTGGACATGGTTAAGTTTCCAGCCCAGACGATAGGTACAACAGTCGCGTCCTGATTTACTGCGCCTTTCCGTTCCAGCGGAACCATGTTCCGATTGCGGTGTGGCCTCCAGAAAAGGTATTGCGTGTTAAGCATATACATTCTAGTTGCCGCACAATCTTCATCATGGAACACATCGGATTTACGGAACTTGAGCGAGTCAAAACCCGCAACAGCCGTATCTTCCGACGTAACACGCTGAATAGTGGTCAATGAGTTCCAGAAGAACTCGAAGTACGTAGTACCCGCGACCACAAAGTCAGGAGCCTCAGATGCCGCCGAACCGCGTTTGCAATTCAGGTACAGGTTACGCATAGCAGCCTGTATCGTCGTCGCACTTGCAGTTACACTTTGATCGGAGAAATCATAAACCTGATTCCGCCAGAACGAGAAGTTGGCACGGTTAATACCTCCGACTGTACCAGTGGCAGGCGCATCAGCTACGAGGCTTTGTAGACCCCCTACCTGTTTGCCCGACGTACCTGTACCGTCTGAGAAGATACCAGTAGAGAGATTGTTCGCCATCGTCCGTCTGGCATTAGCAATTCTGCTTTCCAGAAGGTCGATAACTTTCTCTTTACCGGCGTTTTGAATGTCAGCCTCAAGGCCCGACCAAGTGACGTTTACCGCCGCTTGTTTCCAGTTGAACTCTGCCGCAGAAAACACTTCGCTAGGAGCTACATTCAGGACTTCATATCCTGAGTAGTATTGGAACGTAGAATTTTCCGCATATTCAAGTTCTTGAACTAGAGTACGGCCACCATCGGCTGGCTTGACATTCCCACGCTGCTCCAATCTACGGAGAAGCGCGAGGTCTTTCGTAACATTATCGGCAAACTCGCCGGAGCGATTTCGCAGAGTAGTCGTTACGATTTCCGATAAATTCGGACTAGCCATAGCGTTTACTCTTTTCTATTAATTATGCTGAACCCAATAGATCACTCAACTCCTGCCTCAAACTCACTTGAGGGGAAGCTGGGGAATCCGCAGTCGAGCGTATGGTAGTGTCAGCACGTTTCGCCCTGCTCACACGTTGCTTCTGGTTCTGTTTCTGTTTAGCAAGGATGGTTCCGTCACGCTCTTTAAGCATAACATCCCGCGTTTCTGCATTCTGCCATATGGCCCGTTGGTACAAGTCCTCAAGGTCTATTTGCTTCTGCGAGGCAATATCCGCGTTTGCCAACTCTGTCATAGTCACCTGCACATTTTCGACGTGCGGGTGTAACAGGTTGCCGTTCTCATCCTTTGCCGACATAAACTGTCCCAGAGCAGACTCTGCTTGCTGGTAGGCGGCATTATGCTGTTGCTGCTGAATAGCCTGTGCATTAGCCTGATTAGACTGTTGCACCTGCTGTTCAACCTGCGCCAGACGCTGTTCTTGTGGGTCAACAAGGGTTTCAGTTTCAATCTGGTTCAGGTCAACCCCCGTCTGTTGAGCAAGCCAACGGATAGTATCTGCGGGCGCAGTCTGAAGAGAGTGCCGTACAGCCATAAGCTGACGTACAACATCCTGTTCTGCTACCCCCTGCAGCCGTAGCTGCTCTCTATAGGGCGCCATCTCCTGTTCCAATGGTCTCAAGCGTTCCAAGCTATCGCGCTCACTAGAAAGCTCCTCCATTCTCTTCTGATGATGAGAATAAAGGCGTTCTCCCTGAGAAAGTGCGAATGTTTTCGCTTCTTCAGGAAGTGCGTCAAACACTTCCCGTTCCTCGGCAGGCCAGTGTTCGGGCGCAACTGCCCCCGTGGCCTCTTCTACAACCCCCTCTTCGGGCGTTGAAACTTGTTGTACAGGTTCCTCTTCTGTAGGT